TACACTTTCTTCATTTGCTAAAATTATTGTATTAATCTTATCTGCTTTTGCACGAATCATTTTATATATATCTTGTGCATTCCATTCATTAAATCTTCTATGTTGTAGTATTTTTTGAACAGGATACCCATTCCTTTGATACTCTCTAACTAACGAAAACTTTTTAACAATATTAAAATAATTCTTAAAATCATCTATATCTGCTAATGACATCCATTGAGTTATAATTTTAAATGAACCATATTTTTTGTACATTTTTAATCTATCTTTATCTTGACTCATAAAAGTATTAACTTTATTTTCATCTATTGTCTGAGCAAAAGTTTTATACATTAATTCAAAACAGTCATAATAAAATTTTGTTGCTTCATCATCAAAATCATATTTACTTCTTATGTATTGCCCCCAAGAAACATATAAATCTGGATGTTTATAAAAACATCCAATAAGAAGAATTTCATTTTGAATATTTCTAGGTTCTTTTTCTTTAAGTATATCTGTCATTTAAAATACCTCATCTAACAAGTCATTTATGTTTGTGTCTGCATCTATATTTTTTTCAACAGATTTATTTATTATGTTATAGTTTATTTTTTGTTTGTTAATATCTTCAATTATATTTTGCTTCTCATTTTCTAATAATTTTTGTTGTTCTTTCCATTTTAAATAACTATCATACTTATTTAATAAAACTGCTAAATCGTATTGTATTCTTGCACTACCAATTAAACATTTACCTTTTTTATTGTTTAAATTATTTATCCTATCTAATTCATTTTGTTTTCTTTTCCACATATCTAATAAATCTTCTGGTGGAATACCTTTTGATAATCCCTTATATGTACCATTAAAAATTTCATCCATTTTTATATAAAAATATTTTGGGATAACAACAGTATTATATATATTTTGCAACCATCTAAATAATTTATCTTTAGTTAATTTATATTCTAATTCTATTTTATTTTGTTTTTGTATATCAAGTAATTGTTCAATAGATAATTTATTTCTTTTCTTATACAATTGTTTCTCTATAGCACAATTAAAATGATAATATTTATCTTTAATATAAACAAAATTATCATTATCTAATTCAATATATTCTTTACAATGAAAACACTTACGAGTGATACTTAGTGTCATTTATTTTTTCACCTTACCTTATACAAAGAAGGGAGTATTATCTCCCTTCTAAATATTTATTTAATTATTTATAATGTTTAAATATTTCTTCAATTCTTCAATATCATTAAGTTTTTGGAATGCTTTTGGCAATCCTGCTTCAGATATTTTTGCTTGTTTTAATGATTTATCATTTGTTGATAATTTTTTAACAGCATTTCCTATTGCATTATGATAATCTTCAACAGTTTTTAATTCAATTTCATTTTTATTAGTAGTATAATTATTCATTTCTTCATCAAATCTAGAATTTTCTTTTTCAATTGCTTTCATTTCTTTATCTACTGATTTATTTAAATTATTTGCAATTAAAAATTCCTTTTTCCCTTTATTTTTATCAATTATTACTTGCCAATCTACCAAAGTAGGTTCGATAAGTATTTCATCTTGTTTATGTACTAATGTTCTATCTTTATTTTCTATTATTGCTTTTATAATACCGTCATCATCTTTAAATGTACGAATAACTGTTTTTACATTATAACGAAGGTCTTTAAACCCACTAGGAATTTTTCTACCTGTTGCCATTGATTTAATTTCACCAGTTGTTTTATCTCTAAAGGATTCTTTTTCATCATCTTCACGACAAGTTATGGCAAAATGTTTACCACAAGCAAGTAAATCAAGAATTAAATCTTGTCCTTCAAATTTTAATCCTTGATAATCTTTAATTTCAATACCTGCCCCATCAATAGCAACTTCTTTTTCCATACCAATTAATTCATTTTTCTTTGCTCTTACAGTTGCTCTTTTCTTACTAAAATTCAACATACTTTGTTGTTTTGCCACATATAGCAAAGTAATCCCATCAACTACTATTGCATCAGGTTTAAATGGTTCACCATCTGCATCAAGATATACAATATCAGTTTCATTTCCTTCTTCATCAAATTCATAAAATTCTTCATAATTTTTTGCCTTCTTAATAAATCCTTTTACTTCAGAAACAGATTGAGTATAAATAATAAAAATATTTCTTAAATCATAACCATCATTCTCATATTTTTCTAAATAACTATCAATACTACCTTGTTCTGGATCAATATATAATACTCTAAAAGGTTTCCCATCTTCTCTTTTAAACTTCATTAATTCAAGACATAAAGATGATTTCCAAGTACCTTGTTCACCAAAAATTAAAAATCCACATTTTGTTTGTACTTTACTTCCTCCACGGCCAATTGCCATATTAAATTTCCTCCATTTATTCATTTTTATTTTAAATTATATTAATATTTTATAAGGGTGATTAAATTCACCCTTATAAAATTCATTACTTATTTCATTTCTACCAAGCAGTATCATCTTCTTCTGAAGAGTCACTACTATTTGAATCGCCTTTACCCCAATCATCCGAAGTATTACCAAATTCACTTTCTGCTTTCTTATCAGATTTAATTTTCTCCATTGCTTCTTCAATTGCTTTCTCGGAATATGTTTCCTTATCTAATGTCTTAGGATCAGCACCAACAATAATTAATTCTCTTTTCGTTGGGGTATTAATTTTATCCATTTTATTTTCTTCTCCCCAACCATCAGACACTTCTATTTCTTCAATATCTTTGTTTACTTTAATAATACCCCATACTTTAAGAGCATAATATGGTTTGAGATTTTTCTTAAATGTAGTTGCTAATTCTTTCTTTTCAATAATAAATTCTGCATCTTCAATATTATTATAATTTACAATTTTTGCAGAAACAATAAATCTAGTTTTAGTATCATCTTCTGGTTCAATTCCTGTAAATACAATGATCTGTGTGAAATCTGCTGTAGGCTCAAAACCTTCTACATCAAAATCTACATCTTTACAAAGTGAAATTTGATTAGGAATAAATTTAACTGCTCTAACTTTTCCATTTTTACCTTCAAAACTACTATAATCAATATTACCACGAATAAATAAACTTAAATCATCTTTTAAATTTTCAGAAATTTCTCTACATGCATCATAACCAGTTAACATTTTCTTATCGTTAACTTCTTTTCCTTTATCATCTTGCTTTTTAGTAATACCAATATTTACACCAATAATCCTATAACCTTCTTTATTAAATTTAAGTCTATCTTTCCAAGCAACATCTTGAACGTCTGTTTTCTTTTTACCATCTACTGTTTCAGTTTTTGAAAAATATACTTTATCCTTTTCTCCATCAGAAAGAGTTATGTATAAAGTTGATTCTTTATCTGTCTTCATTCCAAAATTAACTGTCCTCCAAGGTTTTTGTGCTTTCTTAGTTAAAGTTTCCTTATAGAAACTTTCTTTTTGTGTACCTGTAGTGATACCTTTAATTTGGAATCCACCTTTAGTTTGAGGCAATCCTAAACCTTTGTTTTTTTGTTTTTCTGCCATATGTATATTTAGTCTCCTTTAATTTTATATTTTTATTTTTATATTTCCATGATACTATTTAATTAACTTACTAATTTACCAATTTCCTAATTAATCTACCCCATTAAACCCTATTCTTCACCCTCACTACCACTCATATCATTCATATCATCTTCTCCATTATCACCACCCTCATCTTCATCTTCCTCAACAACTTCAATATCTTGCTTTGTTGATTCGGCAACACTAATACTAATATCACCTTCAATAAAAATCTTAAAATCATCAAGACTAAGAATTTCTACTTTTTCACTTTTCTTATCATAAATATGTAATCCTTCCTCGTCAATCTTCACCAATTGTCCTTTTGCCTTAAGTGTGTTTTTAATTTCTTGCTCTTTTGTAATCATATCATTTCTCCTTTTCTTTTTAATTTTAATTTTTTGTTTTTCTTTTTGGATTTGTGTTTAAGATTTAATCTCTTACTCTCAATCCTAACTTATTATAACATTTATTTTATTATTCTGTCAAGGGAAATTTTATTTATTTTTTTATTTTATTTCCCTTGACAGAAACTTTAATTAACAATTTGACTAATCGTATTATAAATTACAAATAAATTCTTTATGATATATTTGTTCCGCTTCTTCTCTTGCTTTAACAGCATCTTCAAAACTATCATATCTACCAAGATTAATTACATTTTTATTATATGTAATTACCGCCATCCATTTTTCTCTTGATTTATCCCAATAAACACCTTTTCTACCAGATGTATTATTTTTATATGTTTTACTATGTATTATATTTTCAAAATGTTCACATATTCTTAAATTAATTTTTCTATTATCATGAGTAATATGATTTTTATGGTCAACATCTTTTTCTCCATTTGAATCCATAACTAACATATTCATACGAATTATTTTTCCAAATGGATTAGATATTACATAGTTATCGGGATTATAAAACCAAGTATATCCTTTAATTTTATCATAATCTTCTAAATCAAAATAAAATAGTTCACCTTTTGAAGTATACCCAATCCCATATTCTCCAGATAAATCATATTCATTTAATTTCCTATTATTCTCACCCATATTTTTCATAGATTCTGCATGTAAACAACCACATGATTTAGTATTGCCTGATTTTAAAGAAGGTGTAGAAACATAAATAATAGTTTTATTTTCACAATTACATTCACATTTCCATAGAAAACTTCTATAATATTTTTTATCAGATTTCTCTAATACTGTTAACTTTCCAAATACTTTGCTGACTAGATTCTTTTCTTCATCTAAACATCCACATGAATTATAAACATTATATTTTAGTTCATATGAACTTTTATTTATATAATTGCCACAGTCACATTTACATTTCCATATTGCATTTCTTTTTTCAGTTCCTATTAATTTTTCTACAGTCAATCTGCCAAATTTTTGTCCAATTAAATTAATTATTCTATTTTTTCTTGAACAAAATTTACATCTAGTAGTATTTCCAGATTTTAAATTGTTTCCTTGCACTAAGAATTCTGTTTGAAATTCACAATCACATTTACATAACCAAAATATTTTTCCTTTAATTCTTTCTTCATGCATTGACAGTACAGTTAAATTACCAAATTGCTTACCTGTTAAATCTTTAATTCTATTTGATCTTTCTTTCAATAATTATTCTCCTTTTTTATTATTTAATTTTTTATTTCTACTAAATATTTAATAGTAGTTTGACTTTCATTATATATAACAATCTCATCTCGTTTAAGCATACCTGTTCCACCATGAGCATGTAAAACATTAGCACCAGGACACATTCTTTGTAGATTCTCATAATTTAAATTATGAAATTTATTGTCAAATGAATATACATCATATGGCAAGCCATAAGCAACTAAATTTAATGACATAAATCCTGAATTAGATGTTCCTCTAACCCAATAACTACCATTAAGAGAGCTATATCCTTTACTTTTATCTGCTGAATTGCTGAAATAACAACCATCACCAAACATAGACCCAGTGTATACGGCATTTGATGGTCTTATTTTTAAACCTGAATTAATAATGCTCCAGAAATTCTCTGAACGACTTCCATGCCATAATAATTTGTTCCCATTTATTTTATTATTCTGTATAAATTCATCAAATTTCTTTTGTGTCTTATTATTTACTACTTTCCATGCCTGATAATATTTATCACTAATATCACCAAGATTTCTTTTAATTAAATCTTTTTCTTCTTGTGTAATTTCTTCAAATTGTAATCCTAAAACTTCTAATATTGTTTGATTTGGTGTTTCATATGTATCATCTTCATTTTCTTCATCTTTTACTATTGAATGTTGAATCACTTGACCTTTCATTACGTCAAGTAAATCTTGTTCTCTTTGAATTATTTCAGAATAATCTTTATTCTCTTTCGCTAAATAATCTTTAACTTTTCCCATTTTTCTAGGAATAGTTTTAAACAAATCAACTAATACTTTATTAAATAATTCAATATCTTCAGTATCAATTAGATTATTTAAAATTAATTGTGCTTCATCGATCATTTTTTGCGTAACAGAATTAGAATTGATCGTATAATTATCTTTAATTGCTTGTCGTGCCATTGATTGGAGTCTTGCTACAATTTGTGCAATAGAAGGATTATCAATATCAAGATACTCTTTCTTCTTTTGTTGAGCAATAGTAGCTTCTGCTACTAACCTACTTTGATCTTCATATCCTTTGCGTAATTTTTCTTTCAATTTCTTATTCCATTGTGACATAGAATATCTTGCTGTTTGATAACCTGTTACACCAATTCTACCATATTGTACGTTAAAATAATCACCATCTGGAATTAGACGATAATATTTATTATTATTTGCATTAGGTTCTACTTTAACTAAATACAATGGATTTTGCATATATTCACCTCTCTTATAAATAACAAACTAAAATTTCAACATCAACATCTTCAAAAACTTCTTCAATAATTTCTTTAACTAAATTCCAATCTAATCTGTCTAAACCGCATCCCAACAAAGGAATTGCAATTTTTTCAACACCTAAACTAATAACTTGTTCCATCATATCTACTAACGCTTCATTTAAACTATCATATGTAGGTTTATGAAATGCCCTTCGTTTAGTTACAAGATTGAACACATTGTCAATAAGAATTGCACAATTATCAGATTCATATTCTGTAACTTCTTTTAATTTTTTACGCATATTATATAACTCATTAAATTTTACTGCAATTCCTGCACCTAAAGCAAAGTCACCAGAAATACAATGTGCAAAATAATAACCATGTGATACTGAAAATAAATCTCTTTGTTCTTCTCTTAAAATCATAATAATTTCCTCCTTTTATTTTTATATAATTATTAGTGCATACTAATTTCATTTTTATCATTTCTTATAATACTT